TCGGTGGTCGCATGGCAATCACCTAAAAACAGGGGGGTTATGCGGCGTTCCGAGCCTTACAGCGAGGACAAATAATCGTCCACGGACGAGTAACTGACACCGCCAACATCTTCTTACACCGCCAACAACGAGGTGCTTCATCCGACCTAGAACCCCTCCCATACGGGTCAACGGGTTTCGGGTCTAACTCAGCCATACCGTAAAGTCACACCCGATAATCGCCCTGTCATCGTTGTCTCGTTGCAACGGATACAACTCCGAGGTGGACAACACCGACAGAATCACAACCCCAGAAAGCGTCGTACCACGAATCGCACCAAGGACAGCACGAACATTCTCCGCCTTCGTTCGTGCCGTAGGGTAATCATTCCGCCCAGCACGGCAATACACCCGAATCCTTTGATGGTCAATAGCCTTCACCCCAGCCCCGAAAGTATGGTCGGGACCAATCCCCTGATTCTCATACAAGGTCACACACTCATCGGGCGTTGCGGGCATCCGAGCCAGAAAGATGTCGGTTGCCACCGTGCCCTGCCCCTGAGCCTGAAGGTAAGCACCCAACGCATCAAGAATCGCCATCAGTCAGCCTCCTCACTCTCTGCATAATCCGAATCCAACCAAGTAGGAACAGAGCCACGACGCCTCAAGATGTGCTCCACAAGAAGACGAATCCTCTTCCCCAACCGTTCCTGAGCATCAACAACAGGGTCTTCCAAATACTTCGCCTTACGCCCAGAGGCATGACGAAAGTTCAGATTTTCGTGCTGAATAAAAGCGTAATCAACCGCCGCACCACCGTAAGAAATCTCTACAGCGGCTTTTTTACCAGCCGAATACGGCTGATGCACCATACCCGAACTAGACAAAACACCGTGACGAAAAGGAACCTGTCGCTTGGATTCCGCCAACACGACATGCGCCTCCGCATACAAAGCCTCCTTGGTCGCATCCAACACATTCTTTTGACCAGCCAACAAAACAGCCGAAACATCCCGCAACCCCGTCACCTCAATGCTTACCAACTTCCCTTTCATGCGTAAGTCACAGTCGTGTGATGAGCACCAGTGTCGTCGTTACGAACCATGACAGAAACAATCAAAGGAACCGTTCCGTCGGGCAACTGAATCTTGGAATCATTGGTAATCGTCGGCGTCCCATAAAAAATGATGGTTCCCCTAGTGACAATCTCACGATTATCCATCGTCGTAACAACATCGTTGGACGGTTGCAACCGACACCTCACCGCCGTACCAGTGCCAGAAAAAGTGAACTTACCGTAAGCGTCCGTAGCGGTCTTAGCAAAAATAGTAACGGTCGTCGGCATCAAATCCAGAAACTCGGTTTCTATTGTCACAACTCACCCCGTCAAAGGTCGGAGCGGAGGCGAAGTGGTAGACGAACCGTAGTTCTCATCCATACCCACATAGAAATCAAACTCGCCATTGAAAGTGGTCGTGTCAAAGTTCGGCGACGGAGGCACCGCACGAACAGCCAACGAACGAAGCGAAGCGGCACGCTCCATAAAAGTTTTAGCCTGCGCCCCATACTGGCTGGAGATAGACAAATCACCAACCGAACGAGACAGGTCAGCCTTCGCCGAATACTTACCGCTAATCGCATCGCAAGCAAACGCCGCCGCTAGATAAGCGTTGGAGTTCCATTCGGTAAGAAGAAAAGCAATCTCCTCATTGGAAACCTGCTGATTCGTCGTATCCGTATCACCGCACAGAAAACGAACCTTGTCGTTCGCCGAGTTGGAAGGGTTGCCTGAATAACTCCAAGTCACCGCTTACTCCTCGGTCTGCTGGTCACGCCTACGGTTCTTGCGAACCAAGCGTGGCTTTTCCTCCTCAACAGGCTCCGCAACCTTCACAACCTCAACAGGTTTTGCTACCTCAGCCTTGACCGCCTTTGGAACAATCGCATCCGCAATCTCAGCCAAATACCTACCCCCGATAAGCGAACGAAGATTACGCCACGAAGAAGCATCTACAACCGTCCCAGCAGGAATACTTGTACCATCACCTTTCGGGATGGGTTTCAATACTTTGTAAGCCATGTTTCCTCCGATGTTAGGACACAACGGTCACTTGAACCGAAGTCTCAGACTATTTGCGATACACCACCACAGTCGTACCACTCGCCACACGGACGAGGAACGAACCGTTCGTGTTAGCGGCAACAGCCGCCGAACCCTGAATCGTCGTACCCGTATTGACCGTCAAGGTCAACGCATGAGTAGCACCAGCAAGGTTCACGACAAGGAACTCCACCGTGGTGCCAACAGTTGCGCCCGTCAAGGCGATAATGTCGGCGGCGGCAGGCAACTGAATGTCACGAGCCGCAGTCGGTGTGGCAGTGATGATACGGCTGGTCACGACATTCGCCGCTGAAGCCGCCATAGAACCGCCATCTTCAATGTTGGCGATGCTACGAACATGCTTCAACTGACCAGTGACGCTCAAATCTCCTGAGACAGTCGCATCATCGCCAACGGTGAGGTCATCACCTGCGATGAGGTCGTCCTTCGCCTCAACATCTTGAGATGCAGTCAACTTACCTGCAACCGCTTCACCTTTGCTAATGAGATTGGTCATTGAACGCTCCTATTAGGCGACGACTGCGCTGAAGAAGTAGCCCAAGTCCGAACCGATGACCTTCATGTCAAATGACACTTCGGCTTCAATGCGGTCAGCCTTGAACTGCTCCATGCGGATACGGCTGGTGCCAACGGTCTGCCCGAGACCCTGCGATACACCCGTCCACGACATCACATAGCCACCCGAAGGCTGGAGAAGTCCTGCCGAGGGAGCCGAGTAGGTGAGGAGGGCGTTCTTGCCGTGGGTGAAATCGTAAGCGGCGGTGCCACCTTCGGCGTTGGTTGCCTTGACCGACTTCGCCACCATTACTCGTGGGATGTCAAACAGTGACGCCATCAAACCCTCGGTCAGCGTTTGCGACGAGGTGTACTTGATGCGGTCAACGAGGTCTGGGTGGTTCTTCAGTGTCTTGAACACATCGTAACCAAGCACCAGAGTGTTCGGCTCGTAGCCAGTGGTTGCGAGGATTGCACGCTTGCCACTCTCAACATCGTTGAGCGGGTCAGACGAGGTGTAGTCGCTCCACAGGTTGCTTGGGGTCACATCGGTTGCCCACACACCGCTGGTGAAGAAGGTGGACACGAACTGCGTCTCCATCTTCAGCATCAAACGGCTGGTGACGAACTCTGCGGCTTCACGGTCAACCTGAATCGGTGCGTCTGCGTTTGCACGAGTCTGGTCACCGATGTCCTTGTGGAAGGCGTACACATCACACTGGTACGAATCCGTTGACAGCCCGTAACCGCCACCAGCGGATTCGGTCGCATCAGCACGACGCTGTGCTTCGTCACGGAACCAGTCGTTCTTCGTGTAAGTGAAGAACTTGTCCGACTGCTTTGACACAGGGACGATTGGGAACACCTTGGTGGCGATGAAGTTCGCCTGCTGTTGCATGTAGGCGACGCTGATGTTGGTCAGAATCGCATCAACATGGACTTGGGTTGATGTTGGCTGTGGCATGGTTTATTTCTCCTGTTGTGAGATTCGGTTAGGCGGCTCGGGCTGGGGCGGCGCAGTTGACAACTGCGGTAAGGATTTCGTTGTCCGCACCAGCGGCGAGAATGACAGTTCCAACACCGTATTCGGTGACATCGCTACCTGGCGTCTTCGCATCAGCCTTACCAGCGTTGTTCGTGCCAATGAGTGAGCCTTCGTCAATGGATGCGCTGGACACCACCTTGGTGCCACCAACGACGACGATTGAGGCTTCCTGACCCGAGGTTGGGTTGTTCTGAAGAACGCCGATTGGGCGGTCAGTTGCGGCGGCGCAAATAACTGCCTCACCCGAGGTGTTGACCTTGACGAAGTGATACTGCTTCGCCGAGAGGTCTCCCCCTGCTGGGAGTGTGATTCGTAGGGCGTAGCCCGCTACTTCGTATGCCATGTGATTGCTCCTTGGTTATTGCTCGTTGCGGTATGCCGCATAGAGGTCTGGGTTTTTTGCAATGATTCCCGACACCGCCTGCTCAACGGTGGAGAACTCTCCTGCCTGATGAGCGGCTTTCGCCATTGCCTGCACCTTGGCGTAGGCACTGCTCTCATCTGGACGACTTCCGCTACCAATCTCCGAGAAGATGGCGGCACTTTCGGCTTGAGCGTTGGCGGCTTCCAAAGCCTTTTCCACCTGCTCGGCGAGATTTGCGTCAATGTCGGTCAGACGACGAAGTGCTGGTCCGAACTCCTTGGCATCAACAGTGATGTGTTCCCATCCTGCGGCTTTCTGAACGAACTCTTCGTCACGGCGGGCTTCCCGCTCCTTGCGAAGTTCCTCGGTTGCCGAAGCGGCGGCATCTTCCGCCTTCTTCAACATTTCACGGACGGGTTCTGGGAGTGACTTGACGAGAGCCTTGTAGGTTGCCTCTTCGTCCATCTCCTCCTCGTCCTCTTCCTCCTCTTCCTCTTCCGCCTTCATCTTTGCCTTCTCGGCAGTCTCAGTGAGGTCGGCGACAAGTTTTTCAGAAGCGGCGAGCGACTTCTCCAACTCAACGATGCGGTCAATGTACGCCTCTTCCAGCGTTGGGTCAATCTCTTGTGAAGTCATCTCGTTGTTCTCTGACACGGTTTCCTCCGTTGTGGTTCCTGCGTTCTTCATTACAATCCAGCCCTCTTCAAGATGGGCGGGGTGGTCTACACCGCTCGTCTCCAAGACTTTGAGAGCCACCATCTTTCGCTGTTTCTTGCTCAAATGGAACCTCTTATCTGGACAGAAGCGAGTGTAGAACAGTCATCGCATCACCCGACTTGTCAACGAGGGTTTAGTAGTTGGTGGATTTGGAACGCTTCACCAAACCATTGCCGTAAGCCTCGGCAATCTCAACCAAATCATCAACGAAAGATTCACGCTCATAGTCATCACCAATACCTTCGCATCGCTCAAGTATCGCTTGGCGAAGCAACAGGTCATAAGACATTGCACTTGTCACCATCAACAAATCCTTACCGCCATACTGCGTGTTGCCTTCCAAACTTTCAACCAAAGCCAACGCCTGCTGAAACCTCTGCTCTTGACGATGACGGCGATAAACAAGTAACACCACAATCAGAATCACAACGGCTAGAGAAGAACCAAAACCGACCACGAACACCAACCCGTTTGACATTGGGTTGATGATACTCGGGAGACTAAGCCCGAACCTTCTTTATCTTCCTTTGGGTTCGCATCGCTTGACGCTCCGCTGTTGCTCGGGCTTCGTCCGCATGTCCACGAACCTCATACTTACCGTGCCCAATCTTCCTGAACAGGTGCGGGTTCTCTCGGACGAACTTCCCAACCGTAGAAGTTGGAAGATTGAACTTCTCCGCCAACATGGCAACCGTCACCTCAACGGCAAAGTTGACTTCCTGTTTGGCGTAGTAGAGCAGTTGGTCGGTGCCCTCAAATGGAACTACCGCAACCTGCTCGGGCAAGGCGTCTCGTCCGCTACGGTATCCGTCCTCACCGCCGACGATGTGGTACGAACCGTCCTTGTTGACGCCGACAAAGACGAACCTGCCTTTCGGTTCTTTTGCCCAGTAGACGGTATCTCCTCGGGTGAATGTCATTGTGGTCTCCTCTCTTTCCACAACAACATTGTATCACACCCCATTTGCGCCCCATTGCAAAAACGGTCAAAAACGATTCAACAAAGATTTAGAACCAAGTATTCACGCCACCAAAACTTTTACAAAAAATAAGTTGCAACGATTTTACGAAGAGAAAAATCCTGGCGAAGTCTCATCCAGATACTCGTCTATTCCCGCTAGTTCGCCCTTCAAGCCTTCTATTTGTCCTTCAATCTCCTTGATTCTTTTGCCTATCGTGGCTTTCCTTGGATTCAATGTGTTGAACTCCCCAAAGTTCGTTTTGCCAGCACGAAGGCGGTCAAGGTCTTTCTCTTTTCGTTGAATCTCCTTCTCGTAGTTTGCCTTGATTTTCTCGGGGTCTTTCGCCAAAGCCGCATTTACCTTTGGGTAAAACTCCCTTCTGAGGGAGTCAAGCATCATTTTTTTCCCACTGTTGAACTTTGCAGAACCTTTAGGCTCTGAGCGAACAATCTGCGTATCTCCCCCCATCGGAGAAGCGGTTGTTATCGTGTCACGCCTGTTGGGGTTGGGTTCCATGTCAGAAAGTCTCTGATTCTTCAACCGAGACTTCAACTCCGCTTTGATTAGACGAGCAGTTTCACCTTTGTATTGACTCAGATTACTCAACAAATAGCCGACAATAGAAGCACCGCTGTCCATGCCGTAGTTTTCGTTTATGCTTCCCATCGTTCGCATTGCATCAAGATACGGTTTCGCCGCCGCAGGAACTTGCTTACCCTGCGCTCTCAAGTCACGAACAATCATGCCCGCCAACTCACTCAAATCAGCATCTTTGATGTCGGCACTGAGTTCTGCCTTAGGACCAGCGTTGCGTTGTGCCGAGCGAGCGTCGGCGGCTTTCCTGCCACTGGGTCCATTTGGATTTGGCGGCGGTGCGGCACCTGCCGCTTGTGCCCTCGGACTATCGCTGGTGTCGTCTTTGGTGTGCCCTTTCCACCTTTGTTGTGCGGCATAACGACCAGCCGCCGAACGGTCACCGCCAAAACTCGCTTTGCTAATCGCATCGGTCAACAACACTCCCGTGTAACCGCCAACCTCACGAACACCGCCAGCCTTATCAACCTCCTCCTCAACCAGCCTCCACTGGTCATCGGGGATGTGGCTCAACAACTTTTCCCTAATCTGGGCAAGGAGATACTGGTCAGCCAAACGCATCAAAACATTATCCTTTCTTCCTCTTGATGCCCATGTCATCACTGTGGTCAAGTGCGGCGTCCAAAACCTCCATAATCGGCATGTCAATCACCTTCACCCGCATCTTCACATCCCCAGTTTTGCCATCCTGCAAGTCTTGAAAAACCTTTCCAGCCCAACGATGATGACCGTCAATCACATAACCATCACGAGAAACGAAAATGACAGCCGAATCATCATTCAGAATCTTCTGACCCTTAGGCGTCAAAAAGAACGAAACCGTCTTACCCTTCAACTCGCTCTGCGACGCCTTCAACATAGAAGCCGACACCTCCATCTCCTTCGTCTCCACACCAGCCTTAGCCAACCTCTCAATCAAACTCTTAGAAATGTCAACATTGCCCTCCTCGTCAATGCGAGCCAACTTGTCAGCCTTACTGCCCTCCTCGGGGATACCCGACAACTGAGGCATCTCAGCACGAGGCACACCATCGGGATACTTGTCTGTAGCCACAGACGAACCACAAAACAAGTTCGTACCTGGAACTGAGATTTGACAAAAGTTCAGATTCTTTGCCTTCTCACCAGTCTTCTTCTCAACCTCTTTGACATACTCCGCCATCTTCTCAACGATGGTGAACGCCTCCTGAGGAGAGTTCATCTCCACAAGATTTCCCTTGGCAATCTCCTCGTAAGCCTCTTCCACCGTAGAAACCTTCACGATTTCCCGACGAGATTTCGGGTCCCATCTCACAGGCGCACCCAACCGTTCACTGGTACCAGCAGGCAAACCAGCCGCACCACCACCAGCCCCTTGAGGCTCTTGTTTCACATGACCTTTCCAACGCTGTTGAGCGGCATACCTACCAGCGGCGGAACGGTCACCACCGAAACCTCCAGCGGCTTTCTGAATCGCATCGTACAAAATGACTTGCGCCGAACCAGCAACCTTCGTAATAGAACCCGCCTTCTCAACCTCCGAAACGACCTGCGACCACAAAGCGTCAGGCAAACCCCACAACACCCCATCCCTCAAATGTTTCAATACCTTCTGCTCACCCTTGGAGAGCGAAGAACCGCAACCACAATCGCATGTCATAACGGTGTGTACCAATCCTTGTTTCGTTCCAACCATTCCTCGGGCAGATACGACATACAACCAGCCGCTTCCGTATCCAAAGCAATGTTTGACCAGTACTCAGGACGCTCCTTAGCCGCCGCATAACACAAACGGCTTTCGTCCGTATTCAGATAACCGAAAGACCTCAAATCGTCTTCGGTTGCACCCTCCATCAGCATGTCGGCAATGTGCTTACACATCTCATAATCATTGGGTTCAATCACGCTTCACTCCTCTGTATCTCTTCTCGTATTTCTTGGTCAATCCTGTTCGGGTTGATGCCCGATTTCTTAGAGTCGTTCCTTTTGTCAAGGAACCTCTGATACAACGCTTGATTCAGAATCTTGATACCGCCACTTGGCTTGTACTCAAAAATCTTTTCCGCTGGACGCTTGGAACCATCATCGTTTCTGTTTGTGTCAATGACGGTTACCGAATCCAAGTTGCCTTTTTCCAGATAGACGGGGAAGTTCGTTGACACTTTGATGTGAGCATTACGCAAACTTTCGGTTGGAACCTTTCTTCCTGTTTCCTTGGCACGCCTGTAAGCGCGGTCTTCTGCTTCATTTGTGTCACACGAATAGGCAATCATGTGTACTTCGGCGGCACCGTTATCACGGTATGAAGCGAGTTTGGCGAGAGATTTATCTACGCCGTTGTCCATCGTACCGTCAACAATCACATCTTGTTTTGCTTTGATGGCGGAAGTCACTTGAAATGCGGCAATCTGTGACGATTCTTCATGCACCATAGATGCACGCCTATCCATCAGCGGTCCAGTTGCTACTTCTTTGCCTCTGGGGGTTTTGGTACGACCAGCATCGCTGGCAGTTTCCGCTTGTTTCCACTCGGGCAAAACCTCTTTGATGTCATCGGCATTGGTCATCACCGCCAAACGGGGCGTCGGTTTTCCATCAGCATCTTTCTCGCCAGCCGTAGGGATGGCAACTCCTTCAATCTGTGGTGTTGACGACTTGCCCGCACCACCACCACCCGCTTTGACAAACACTCGTGAACCGTTCGGGTTCGTTCCTTGGGGAACCCCCTCACCACCTTTGCGAATAATCGCATCCCAGACTGCACGGCGTTCGTCACTCAAATGCTCGTAGATGATTGCTGGTGCGTCAACGCTGTCAAGGCTTTTACCTTGAGCGGCAAAATCCTGAGCAAGAGCATCTAAATCGCACCAAGTTTGCAGACTTGGCACGCTCCTACCCAACATCTTACCTTGCGGTGTTGTCGGGTACCGAATAGGTCCACGACCATTCTCACGGTGCCATTGCCGTACATACTTTTGGGCAACATGCCCCCTACCTTGCCACCGTTGGTTAGCCGCATACCTACCCGCCTCTGAACGGTCACCCCCAAATGAAACAGCCTTTTCAATCTTGTACTTTCCGCCACGCTTCTTGTACTCCTGCACCAGCCAAGCGTTCGCATAAGCCGAAGGGTAGACATCAAACTTTTTCTTAGCCTCAGACTTCACCCGTGAATACAACTTCATGTCCGTGGGAACATTCCGAACTTTCTTCACCATCGGCACATCTATTTGCTTCTTCTTACGCTTCTTCTTCCCGCCCATAATGCTGTCAACATGCACCTGCGTGGAAGTTGGCTGTTGCTTTGCAACTTCCCTCATCCGACTCTTGATTTCATCACGGTCAACAGTTTTCCCGACCGTAATCAACTTGCCCCGACTCAAAATCGCTTGCCGTCCAGCAGGCAAATCCACGACCGAAGCCACCTCAGGGTCGGCAAGTCGCCCCCTGTCTTGCATCGCTAACCGTGCCGCCTCCCTCACCCACTTACGAGCCAACGGTTCAGGATTCGTGTACTCCCGAGAAAACACAAACTTGATTCGCTCCCACAAAGATTGCTTACCCCGTTCCTCCTGCATCAACTTTTTCCTAGCCCGAGCCATCGCCAAACGCCCAGCAATGTGAGAAGCAACATCCTCAGCCATACGAAGCGGATAACTGGAGTTATTTTTCCAGCGTTGCTCAGCGGCGTAGCGTCCCGCCGCCGACCTATCACCACCGAACGAAGCCTTTTCAATCGCATCGGACGGCATCTCCATCTCAATACGAGCCGCCGCACCACCAATGGAAAAACCCCGAATCTTCCCCTCCTTCACCATCTCCCACGCCCACGGCTTCCACTGCACACCAAGAAACACCGTCCCAGACGGATAAGTCACCTGCTTCGCTTCCCCAGACTTCTGCATACCGATACTCACAGGAACGGGAAACGACATCGCCTCCAACCACTCACCAGCCACAATGTCCCGATTATGTTGCAATCTGATGTCACGGTCACCAGTCCTCACATACTCCCACAACGCCTTCTGCAACTCATCAGCATCAGTCCACTCACCGTGAGCGTCATACCGATTAGGGATGTACCAAGGACCGAGCGTAAAACGATGCTCCGAATCCGACTTATGCAACAACTCAACCTGCTCATCGGCTTTGACCATCGCATCAACATCCGCCTCAACATCCTTCGGCATCTCCTCAGACATCACTTCGTCAATAGCCTCCCGAACATGGTCAGGCAACTCTTCCCAAGCAATCTCCCCCTCAGCCCAACCCAACGCCAAATCCAAATCCATCTGAGCAGGGTCAACAGCAATCGCATCAACTGATTTCTCTACCGAGCGAAGAATCTTCCCAACCCACGACTTCGCCGCATCACCACCCCAAGCCGCCCAAGCAACACGCCCAGCGGACGGGTAACCATCCGAACCTTGCGACCAACCCTTCCCCTGCTTGTCAACTTCATGCCGAGCCAAATAAGAGTTCATTCGTTTGATTGTCTTCAACGACACCGACGCTCCACGAGCCAAATCCGATGCACGCTTACGACCCACATCCGTGAAACCACCACCAGCCTGACCTTCCTCAATCCACTTCAAGGCACGACGAGCCTCCGCACGGACACCCTCAGGCGGTGAATAACTGTCAGCCATCCCACTGAAGATAGCCGTAGACCTACCTTCAGTTATTCGTTAGCGGGGTTACCAGCCACCAACTCTGATTCGGGTGTAATGGGCGCAGGAGACCCGTCCACCAACTCGTAACCACACAACTCAATCGCATACGAAATAGTCGCCCATGCAGACAAATGCTCCTCCAAATCCGCTTGCACCCTAGGACCAACAGGCGTCATCAAAACAATCTCCCCACTTTCCACCAGTTTCTCAGCCGTCAACGAAATCAACGGCGGACCCAACAACATTTGACTCACCGAATCCCAAACAACCTCCTCCTCAACACCGTCAACCAACACAAACCACTTGTACTCAATCATTGTCCACCCTCCGCAGTCAACAACCAACCAATAGCCGTAGCCAACAAATCATCATCCAACTTACCCGTCTGCTTGAACTTGTAGTTACCGCCAAAAGCGTTCTCCGTAGAAACAGTCAAAATCTCGGTAGCACGAGTCAAGTTGTAACCCTCTTTTCGTGAACCATAGTTGTAATCCAAACGCCCCTGATAACCATTGACAAACTTGTCTTCAACATAACTGCCCTCAAATCTGTACCCCAACGCCTTAGTCGCACCAACCGTTTTTTGCAAACCAATCTTCAACTTCTCCGCAAACGAAGCATCACCCTCATCAACCTTCCCAAAAATCCTTCGCTGTAACCCCGCCTGCTCAATAGCACGAGTTTCACGACTGTAATACGAGATGTTGTGCACCGTCTCATGCGTCAAAGTGTCACTGTCATCCAAGTCAGAACGAATACGATTATTTGATTCATTGTATGAACCGCCACGACCACCAAAAACAATCTCAACCTTTTTACCCAAAGGAGTTTCTGTTTTGGACAACAATGCTTGGGGGAATCGTCTCGCCGCCGCACCCATAATGTCAGCCGCAAGAGCATTACCATCAACCAGTTTCCCACTCTTATCAAATACCCTTTGAGGAACCGTGGTATTTCTGGACGGATACACTTCACCCATTTCTCGGCGAGATGACAAAAACGCCTGAAACTCTGCGCCAATAATCTGCTGAACCAAAACCGAGTTCGCTTTCTGCGCTTCCTTTGACTTTTGGGTTTCGCCAGCCATCTCCCTTTCCCCAGCCACAACAAACCCGACAACCCGTTCCAACTCATACTCCGCATCTTTCAGAGCACTACGAGCGATAGAACTGTTGTTTTTAGCCTCTACCCTTGCCAAATACAACTGGCGACTTTTTTCGTCATAGGAACCACTTATTTCTCTATGTTGGTTGTACGCCTTCGTGGCTTTCATCAAAGCCTTCCTCGCCTCAGATGCTTTCTCCTTTGCTTCAGACACTTTTATCGCCGCCTCACGAACCTCGTCGGGCACATCATCATCACCCCTCATCGCCTTATCTATCAAAGATTTTTCGGCATCAGCACCAACTTCCTCAGCCGACCGAAACTTCTTCGCATCATCAACTTGTTGCTGAGTCAACTTTCCTTCGGCAATCAACTTCTCCGTAATCTCCTTCAATACCCGCTTACCCAAAGCGTTCACTGCCTGCTCAGCCTCAATAACTTGCTTCGTAGCAACCCTAAATCTTTTACCCCGAATCAACACGCCAACAAACAACGACCCGCTGTAGTTTTCCCACTCCTCAACCTCAATAATGTCGTTGCCGCTAACAGAATAAGGCAACTCCCGCAAAGCAGACATCAAACCGACAACACGAGAAATCTCATCGTCCAACGACCCGTCACCAGCCTGACGACCTTTCGCATCCTCTTCCTTCTTCCTGTGATTCTTCCAGCGTTGCTCAGCCGCATACCGCCCAGCGGCAGACCTATCACCACCAAACGAGGCTTTGATGAGGTCAGCCAATCGCATCCGCTCATCCAGTTCGTCAGTTCTGTCAAACCACAGGTCGCCAATAAAACCTAAATCAGCCATTTGTCTCAAACTCCTCAGTCTCAGGGTTGAAAGTCTCCGTCTGACGAACCGAAACAACCTTCACCGTGATGGTTTCCTTCTCGTATTTGGCGGCTTCTTTTTCTCGCCCCCGCAAGTACCGCTCAATGGGCGCATACTGCTTTGGTGTCAACAGCCCCTTCAACCTTTGTGCCGCATCACGCTCCAAGGCGACTTTCTTGGACGGCTCCATCGTCTCAACCCCGCCACCCAAACTGGCTTTGGGAAACCGCCATTTGGGCACGGTCACCTTTTGTATCTCGGTGACCTCAAACTTGCCGCTCGTTATCACCTCTTGGTCGTGCCGATACACCGCCCTATCGCCGATAGAAACACCCTTTGACCCTTCCTCTATCCGCATCACTACCAGCGGAACCCCCTCCGAATAGGACGGGGTGTATTTCGCCGCCGCAAGCAAATCCCTACTGGTTGAAGCCAAACCGAGGGTCATCGTGTCTCCCACTTTGGCATCGGCGACCGCTTTTTTGGCGGCAGACTGCCGTGTATCCAAGCCCCGCCACAGAACAGGTTGACCTTCAACGCCTTGGTTGACGCCCGCCAACAAATCTTTGGCGTCCTGCGCCAACATTGAATCCGATGGTGCCCTGAAACCCGTGCGACGCCCCCATCGTTCCACTGGAGCATCTATTTGTCCCATCAGATAGGCGGCGTGACTTGCGATTTCCTTGCAGTAGGGCATGTTGTAATAATCCGTTTCCCACCCTTTCTCCCAGCGGCTAAGCGTTCCAGACTTGACTGGTCCCCTGTTCCTGGGACTCGTGTTGACGGTCAACTTCTTTTCGGTGTCATTCGCCAATCCAGAATCCTCTTCCAACTGTGCGCTACTGTTCCAAGCGACACCGAGCGTTCTGATGTCCTGTGGAGTGTGCGGCTCGTCGGGTCTAACTGGTGTCACTGGTTCTTTTCTAAATACCACGGAACCAACGCCAATCTCCACCGCAACCCTCGTGTCATCTGGCTGGTCTTGCAGATTGCGAACCACATGGTCAACCCATTTTGGTGACAAGTCCAACTGACCGCTGGTAGCCATACGCCGAAACTCTCCAACGGTCGTCTGCCACACGCCACTTGAGTTGCTTTCCTCAGTCGGGTCGGCTTTGACCAAATCGTCGTAGTACGAACCAGCACCCTCAATGCCGAACCCATGAACCTGAATCACACCCTTGACCGTGTAGGTCTGCGGCGTGCCGTTGACCAATCGCATGAAGTCGCCTGCCCCACCAGACGGCGGACTACCAGCACCCTCCCGCTTCACATGCCCCTTCCACCTCTGCTCTGCGGCGTACCGCCCAGCCGCAGAACGGTCGCCCCCAAACGAGGCTTTCTCAAGCGAATACAACGCCCTCAAATGGCGCAACGCCTTCGCCCGATTCTTATGTCTCCCAACAACCTTGTTATCCCTATCCCGAACAACCAAAACATCCCCATCTCGTCGCATCAAAGACCAAGGCATCTCAGTCCTCCAACTCCACAATCAGATTCATGTTGCAACGACAGTTTGGATGAGCAGGCGGATACGCCTCACCATTAGAAAACACCCCAAGCACAGGCACCGTTTCCCCACCCAACTCCAAACAGATTTCGCATACCGCAATGCCCGCCCAACCATCAGGACCGACCACCCACTCCTTCTGAGCACGATTCAAGTCCAACAACCCTTGGTCAGCCGCCTGCAACCAAGACACCAACTGCCCCGTATTCTGAGCGGCAATAATCTCCGTCCGAGCAATCGTCTCAGCCCTAGAAGCAATCAACCGTTCCCGATACGACTCAGCCGACACCTGCGCCCTTTGAGCCAACTCGTCGGCACCCAGTTCAGGAAACAACTCTGCCAACCGTTCAACCTCGCTTTCATAAAAGTTGTCAACAGCGGTCTGCCAACGGTCATGCAACCCGACCACCCGAGACAGTTGACGAGCCGCCGCAAAAACCCCAGAACCCTCAGTCAAAGCCTCAGCAACAATGCGCCTAACAGCCGTCAATGTCTCCGACTGAATCTGGCGAATCAAAGTTCCAGCACGAGTAGAAGCCCACTGAATAGCCCTTGGGTCAGTGCGGTCAAATCGCATCGTCACACTGATTCCTTGAGGCAACTCTCTGATAGAACGCTCAACATCCCTCAACAACTGGGCACGAGTGCCCTCAGAAACATCCGAGAGCGACGCTCCGAGGGTTCTCTGCACCTCCGCCGCAAAGACCTCCTGAAAGCCCCTCAAATCGGCTGTAGATGTCCTTCCAGCGGCAATCATGGCGTTCCTAGCCCGCTCTGCGGCGGCGGCAAGCCCACGAAACGCCGTATCGTACAGATTGGCTAACGCCTGAATCTCCTGAGCCAATACAGGGTCAAGAATCTCCGCCTTCGTTACCGCCTCAAAGTCAATGTCGTGACTGTGGGTAGGCATTTCAGCCTCCCTTTTGTTGTTCCTGCTGAACCGCCATCTCAAAGAAGTTCGGAGAAGAAGCAGTCGCATCAGCGGGCGGTGCGCCTGCGGGTGCGCCCGCTGGGGGTGCGGGCGGTGCCCCCGCTGGCGGTGCCCCCGCTGGCTGTTGTCCACCCATCAACGGGTCCATCCCCTGAGGAGCCATCATCCCACCCTCTTCCTCAGAACGAGGAGGCAGATTCGCCAAACCACGCAGATAGTTGTCCATCGCCGTATCGGGTTGCATAGCCCCAGCGGCAGTCATCTTAGAAACAAAGTCACCCAACACACCAAGGTCAACATGGGTGATTTCACCAGCCTTGATTTCGGGCAAACGAGTCGTGTCCAAACCGTTCAACTTGAACAAACGAGGAATGGCATGGTCGTTGAAAGTATCGGCAATCGTGTCGGCAATCTGTTGAATCGCCGAAGTGAACAAGTCAATCTTGGATGCACCCAAACTGAACGAACCAACCTTGTCGTGCCCCAAAAGAATGAAGTCAGCCAGCACTGTCATCGCTATCCGCTGGTCATACCGTTGAACCACTGCATCCGTGTTGAACTGGCGTGTGCCTCCAGAGTTCAGAAGCGTCAACTTGTACAGTTCCCTGCCTTGCTCGTCGTAAGCCAACGGAAACAACACACCCTCGTTCTCGTTTCGTTTGATGCGACGAATCAAATCCTGCATCGCATTACGGGCACTCACCTCGGCAGTTGTCGCCGCCGAAGACAGCATTGACGGCGGAACATAAGCAACAGGCAAACCAGCCAAATCACGCTCAATACCAACCGCTTCAATCTCCTCAATCGTCTTCTTGAACTTCCACGGACGGTAAGCGTTACGAAGAATACTGCGACCCTCAGGATTGTTGCGAGGATTGGCGGTGCGGAACAACAAACCCTTCTCAATAGGAATCGTCACCAAACCTTTATCGGCGTAAGGGTCTTGCTGTTGAAACGCCCGCACACCACCATTCGCATCAAACACCCAATCCCACAAAGTTTCCTGACCACGCAAAGCAATCTTGCGCCAACCGATTTTGCCGTCCGTGTACTTGGAACGCTTCTCGCCGTTCTTGGAATCAGGAGACACACGCTTCTTGTACACAATCTCACAGAAGGCGTACCCGTAGACGAGGAACGAAAGAATCTGCGAAACCATCGCCGACCATGATTCGCTCATGTCGTACATGCACTCCTCAAGGAAGTCGGCGTTCTTTTGGTCTTTCTTTTTGACTGGCTGGTCGCCATCTTGGTATGGTGCGACCTCCCACTTGATAGCAAGAATCAGTTTTTCAATCGCATAAACCATCGCCCCAACAACGGGGTCGTTGTCCGACATTTCTCGGTAGACACGGGCACCACGGATTCCACGAAGTTCTGCAATGAACTCGTCAATAACGAAGCCCGAGGTTTTACCAAGACCCGAGGAGCCAAGTTCAATGAAATCGTCTTTACTCGCCATAATCGGGGAAGTCTATGATAAATCCCAGTAGAGAAGCGGTCTACTGGGGTTGCTCGGGTGATGAGAACTGCATGTCCTCAATCAGAAAAGCAATCAGGCGCAAAGCCTGTTCTTCCGTGAAACCTGAAACGCATAGCGTCAGGAACATTTCGTTGAGTGCCACAGCGGCACCAACTAGAGGTGAGTCATGCAAAGACATGCGGGCAAGGTAGCACCCAACAACCAATGGTTTTGACTGTTGGGTGCTTTAGCCCAGCCCTAAGGATTGTCCGAAGGAAAAAACTCTCCGAACAAATCATCTGAAAGTTCAAGGTTGTCTTCAGCCCGAACCGTCAGTCCGCTTATTTCCGCTTCATTGAACAGTTCACCGATGGAACGAGGCTTGAACCTGCCCACCAACTCAAACCGTCTCCCCTGCTCCACTGCACTTAGATGCAACGAAGTCAACGAGAACGCCAACACTTTGACGCCACGGTCAACAACCATCGCCGAGAAGATTCCCTTGTCATGCTCATAGACATAAACCTCAAGGCGGGGATTGTGAACCGCCACGAACTTGAAGATGAGCAACAAGTTTTCAATGTCGTCATCCTCAGTGAAGAACAGTGGCGGCAACCGTTTCAAGTCGTCATCCATCACCAACCTGTCCACAGGAAGTGTCAACGGTGACCACTCGCTTTGGTCAAAAACTTCGGTCAACGCAAACCATCCAAGAACTTAGACGGGGTGATTTCCAGCACCTTGCACAAACGGTAGAGGGTGTCCACAGTTGGCGAGAACAAAGCGTTCTCAATGCGGTTCACTGTCTTGCGGTCCACACCTGCTTTTTTGGCAAGTTTCTCCTGCGTGTATCCCGATTCGGTACGGAAATCCCGTAGCCGTTCGGCGATGATACTGCGTTGCTGTTTTGCTGTAGCCATGTCATTTCTCCTTTTGTTGGTTATTCATTGTATCGGGTCAGTTGTGGGGTTCAACGCTTTGCGGGAAGATTTACCATCTCCGCTTGCACCAACGAACGAAGCGTCCGTATGTAATGCCCCTGAAGTTGCCAGATGACCCCGAAATCCACAAGCCGTTGAAAGAACTCAACAACCTCGTCGTCGGTCATCATCCCAGTTTCATACGCATCAAACTCAGCCACGGTAGGGAATGTCATGCGTACCCCCCGAACTTGTTGCGAATGGTCGTTGAGCCGTAGTAGCGAACCGAGAAGTAATCGGTCATCGGGTCAGAATCGTTGTAGTTGTACTTGGCACGGATTTCTTCAATCGCATCCCGCAACTCGTACAGTTTCACGAGAGGCACGAACCGCTCGCCGAGCGATTCAATGTCCTCCACCCGTTCACGCAACCGTTGGGCGTAGGCAACCTCCCCAAACTCCTTGTGGAGTGTGTGGACAAGCCCGTCAACCTTGAGGTCTGCGTCAATAGCATAGTGATGGGACATCCTCACAGAGATTTTGACTTCTCCGATAGTCGGATTTTTGGCGTTCCACTTGGCGACCGTTTCACGAGCCTCCTTGCGGACAAGGGCGGTTACTTCCTTGAGAGGAAGATGACGAGTTGCCTCGTACAAATGCCCCTGCCGTTGATGGGTGATTGTCATTGGTGGTCTCCTTTCCACAGTTTGATTGTATCCCAACGGTGTCCCTGTTTCAAGTCGTTCAGATGAAATCACTCATCCGCAACCCAGTGTCGTTGCCTTGGTTGTCGTAGGCGAATGGGTCTAGCCCCACCCTGTCACCGTAGCCCGAATAGTAGATGTTCTCCCAATCTCGGTCACGGTCGGATTTGCGAGGTCGCCCCTCATCATCCGTTGACTCCCAATCGGCAAGTGCCTCAGCGCACCACTGAAGTCGCTCGGCTTCGGTCATCTGAAAAACGGTTTTGTCTTCGCCGTTGACGCTGAAAATGTATGTTGCAGATGTCCAAACAAAACCTCGGTGCAACATTTTCCAAATGTCTTTGTACACGCCTTCTGGAGTTGCTGGCACCTCAAGTTTGGGATGCCAAACGATTTCCCCATTTTGGTCGTAGGTATGCACCAAAGAACCTTGTTCGTTGAGAATCAGGTTCATTTCCTGCTCGTATGTGGTCATTTTGTCCCCTTTCGTGATGATTTGAGTGTAACCCATGTATGCCCCCTTGTCAAATGTTTTCTTCACGAATCTTCGTGAGCCTCTGCTCCAACACATCCAGAAACGCCGCCATGTGCCCGTCACGGAACTTGTCACCAAGATGCTCGTTCCACTCGGGAACCCCTGCTTCCACAAGGGCGGCAAGAGTCGCATCATCCGAAGCGTAAGCCGCTTCAACCAACGCCCCTCTGGCAAACCGCTCCAAAGTGCCCGATTCCAAAAACTCAAGAATCGTGGCAGAAGCCATAGCCCGAACCGTCTTGGCATCTTCGGGGGTCATGTCTGGCGAAAGTTGCATCATGTCGGACACGATTTTTTCCGCCTTGGAAGCACCCTCAAAATAGCCTGCGTTGTACAGCACTAAAGCGATGGGTAGTGGGTCATCGGGTCGCATCTCAGACAACCCGTTCGGGTCAAGGATTGCCTTGAGCAACTTGTCCGCCTGTTCAGGGGTTAGGTCATGTGGTTCAATCATCTTGCCTCCTCGGTGGTTTGTTCGGATTTTGGGGTTTCACGGTTTGAGTCAGAGTCGGATTTGCCCAGTCAATCGGCAACAACAACCGTTGAAGCGTTTTCTTGGTCATCGTGGTCTCTTTCCTCACGACCCAAGCATACCCCAGTGGTGCCCCACCGTCAAGCCTTTGGCTTTACTTTTTGTAAGCCTTGAATCGTCGCATCTCCGCCTCCGAATCATCCCCGTCAGCCTCCGCCACCTCAAACTGGGTCAAACCATGAAGAGACCTAAAAAACTCCGCCGATTGAACGGTCGGAAACACCATCGCCCGCACCAAACGCCCCGTAGCCCCAGCCCGCTTAGCCAACACCTCATCCGACACCAAAAACCTTCTCCAACCGTCAACCCGACGCTGAAGAACAAACCCCTTACTTGTCATCCCCATCCTTGTCCTTGAACAGCGACAACCAAACCTGATTTGCAAACTCGTCAATCTCCTCATCGGACATTTCCGAAATCGGTTTAGATGGCTTCACATACACCACATCATCATTCGGCTTATCCTTCACCTGTTCCTCCAGTCTGAATCTCAACCTTATTCACAACATCCCAAATAGAAATCTGATTTCGTTCCCTGCCCAAACTCTCGGCTTTTTGTCTGTCCGCAATGTTATCAGTAATGTCCAAATACACTTTCCCGTTATTGGTATTGAACCAAATACCTAGATACTGGTCTTCCTGAAAATGCTCACGGTTCTGTTTCAAGAAATCACTCAAAATCTTCCTCCCTTTGTTCGCATCAAAGAAATCCTCAGCCGAAACAATCTTGCTGTATTCCTTCCTAGCCACCATGTAACCGCTTGTCGGCTGTAACCCAGAATCTATTTTGACCGACATCCCCTCTTCACGGCGCACCGTCTCAATAATCTCACCCCTGACATCACGCCCTTTCGGCTCCGCCTTGACATGCCCTTTCCACCGCTGTTCAGCGGCGTACCTGCCTGCCGCTGACCTATCCCCAGCAAAAGAGGCTTTGGCTAAAGCAACTTGAATCATCGCATCACGGCGCACCGCTATCTTCCGCAACACAACAGACTTCCTCACGCCCAACAACAACTCTTGAATCGGCTCAGGAGCAACATCCACCCAAGGCAACTTCGCCAACTCTTCCAACCTCTTACCACGAGCAGGCTCATCAGCAGGCACACGAAACTCTCGCTCAAAATCCTCTACCGTTTTCACGAACGGGAAATCAAACCCATACTTGCCTTGCTTTATCCAATCCGAGTTGGAAACACTGTTATCTACAACAAAGGGTTTCATCCGTCTACCCTTCTTTCCACGCTTGCGGTCATAGGCTCGCCCAAAACAACAAACTCTTCCTCTGGCAAACAACCGATACCTGTGAACGGCGTAGAAAAAATCTGTGATACTGCCACTTTGACTATCATCACCTTGCCGTCCCTCACTTCTTCTGATGCAAACCGACTGGCAATGTAGTTAGAAGCGGAAAACGATGACAGCGGGCGCAACACGACCTCTTGTTCTCCTACCCCAATCTGAGGGTCGTCAAACCCCCTGTGAAGTGTCACTTCTTTGATTCCTTTAGCCTCAAAATAGGCTTGAGTATTAGCGTATTGTTGCCTAACTACAGCCGCAAGCAACTTACCCGATGCGCTGTTGGGGTCACTCAACTCTTTTGCTTGTTCATCTACCGATTTGTCTGCGTAGCGTATTGCCGAAACAGGAGCGTGTTCTGTCAAGCCGAACTCCCTAGCAACAACCTGTTGAATGGCAAGACTCAATCTCAAAGAATCGTTTGATGACTGCGCCCACTGCCCAATAATCCTGTTGACAACATCAACAGCCCTATCTTCCATGTTTATTCCAGCGAGAGGCGGTTTCTGAAGGTCGGCAGATGTCACTGGCTTGATTGGTGGGTCATCTGGATTGCGGTCAAGTTCGTAAGAGGCTTGCAAAATAACTTCGGGTGGCAGTGTTGCCACCAACGCTTTTGCCAAATCACTCACCAATGTGTGTTTTGCCAACTTCCGATTATCTGGCAGACCCAAGTGAGCGTTCCAGTTCGCACTCGGCAATGAATCACTTGGGTCATCCTCGTACTGTGTCCCTGCTCGGCGATTTAGTTCCTCCATGTCTTCCCGCAACATTCGGGACAAAGCAAGGTCGTACAAGTGACTTGGGTACGCTTCTGTGCCTCTGTTGGTACGGCTTACGCCAATAAACCCTGACGGTTTAGGCATGTCCTCCCGTTTTACATGACCTTTCCAGCGTTGCTCCGCCGCATACCTACCTGCGGCTGACCTGTCCCCACCAAAACTTGCTTTATCAAATGCCAACTGAACCATCGCATCAACCCTGACAGATTTCTTGACCCTCCGTTCCCCACCCCCAGACTTCCTGTTACACGACCTGCAAATAGGGCGAAGGTTCCCAACCGTATTACTGCCACCGTTGATAAGCGGTCTCACATGGTCAACCTCCATTGCCTGATTCTTTCTGCACTTGTAACACAACGGCTTCCTAGCCAAAACAGCATCACGAAAACGGAAGTATTCAGTGTTGTACCCACGCTTCCACGGATTCTCAGGACGAGCCTTCTCCACACCATCATCAGCAAATGGTTGCAAAGCAAACAACAACACTGGATGAGTTGGCAACAGTTTTGTGATGTCCAAACTTATGTCAAGTTGTTTGACAACATCCTTCAACTCTTCCAACAACGGTCGCATCAACCGTGAAGTAGCCGTCTTCATGTTGACAGTATCTTTAGAAACCGCTTTCCCGTCAGCATCCCAATACATAGGAACAACAATGTTTGACGAACGAGAAAACAAAAACCACGAAGCAAAACCTTCCGCCATCTTCTCTTGAGGGTCCCACTTCGCCTGCACTGACCCGTACCCAGAAACAGAAGGTGCCTCACGAAAATCGTCATCAAAAGCAGGACTTCTATGGGCATAGCGAATCTTGTGCCTTGCAAAGTTTTCGGGCAACCACGGACCTTTCAAGTCCAACACATGCCCAAACTCGTGAACCATCACCCCGTAAGCGAGACGAGAAACAATCGTAGCCCTATCTTCTTCTGACGCCGACTTTAGATTCGTTGTCACAGCCTGAACAGCACTCGGTTCACCCTCATACATGAAACGAACATTTACCTTTTCTTCAACATCCTGTTTTCGCTCATACGGAAACTGTTTGCCGCTCAAGTACGACACACAATCATCTATCGTTTTTATGTTCACCCCGAGAGTGGCAATCCGTGTATCTTCTTCGTTGCGTTGCACGAATCCGTTTATTCGTGCCAGAGTCGTGTAACCTCTCGGCGTGATGCTGTCAGTAACAAAAACTTCCAACCCCTTAGGAACTCTGGTCAGATTGGAACAGATGTCATCCAACGCTTGCAACGCCGAAAGCCGAGCCTGAATCAACACGGTTTGATTTTTTTCCAAAGGGTCACGCCGTCTGTCGCCAGACCCAATACCGACCACCACTTTCAAGCCGTATTTATCCATAAAATACTTTTCTTGCGCCAAAAAATCGTTTCCGAAGCGTGCTTCCAGTTGTTGAACCGTGCCGATAACTGGAAGACCTTTTTCGTCAACACCAAACGCAAACGATTGTGGACCATCGGCGAGTTTCTGTTCAATCGTCCGAACCTCCGAAGAAGGAAGGCGTCCACTCCTTCCTTTGGGTTCCTTCTTGGTGTGCCCTTTCCACCTTTGTTGTGCGGCATACCTGCCCGCCGCCGAACGGTCACCGCCAAAAGATGCTTTGGCTAAAGCCGCTTGAATCATCGCATCAACCCGAATCTTTACCTTCTTCACGCTGTCATCCGTAGACGGTTGCAAAGCAAACACGACAACTGGATGGTCAAACGGCAAATCGGCAACGGTCGTAACAAAACTTCCAACCTGTTTCAATACCTGCTCGGATGTCTGTGGCGGACGAAGCGAATCAAACAACGGGCGAAGCGTTGGGGAAATAAGACTTTGTACATCAAGAACTTCTTGATTTTTCAACCACCTAGAAGCCTCACTGGAATAAACATTTGTTTTGGGCGAGTAATAAAGAACTGGTTTCGTTGATTGCGAGAACAAAAACCATGCACTGAAACCCTCCGCTATCTTCTCCCAAGTTCTGGACCTGCCGTATTCTGAAACTTCTGGCGTTTCCCTCCAAGCAGGCGAATCAAACAAACGGTCACTTGTGTAGTCCTTGATGTTGGTTCGCTGTTCGGAATCAAATAAACTTTGAGTGTCCAAAACATGACCCCATTCGTGAACCATGATGGCGTAACCAAGGCGTCTAACAACACTTTGTTCGTCTTCCCGTGATTGTTTCGTTTTGTCACGGCTTGCCTCTCTAATACCGAATCTTGAAGCAATGGTCAGCCCACCAGTTTCCTCCTCACGGCGCAAGTTGACGAGATTCAAGGGTGAATCATCTTCTAAGCCCATCAACGCTTCTTGTTCCGTAACTGGCAATGTCCTAGCAATCAAATCCATAGCCATCGCATCACATTCGGCGGTATCTATCTGCAACCTGAACTGTCTGCTGTCTTCTTTGCCGTGAATGACAAAACCGATAGGGACAGAACCAAACAATCCTTGCATCTCGTTTTCGGTTCCAATACGAATCTCCGAGATTGGGGGATTCGTTGTCAAACCAACGGGTATCACATTCAGATTGGAAAGTATGTCATCCAACGCTTGAAGGGAACCAAGTTTTGCTTCTATCGCATCAGGATGTCGGTTGCCATCTTGACCTTTTATGTCGGCAAAAGTTACTTTGATACCGTACTTTTTCTTGAAATACGCCGCCCGTTCCTTGTCGGTTTTCCCGTACCTTGCTTCCAGTTCTTTCCGTGTTCCGACTATCGGCAAACCATTCTCGTCACGCCCAAAAGCAAGATTCTTCGGTCCTTGAGATAGTTGTTCATCGGTTGAACGGTTCCCGCCAGTTTGAGTTTGCCGTTTGACATGATTCTTCCAACGCTGTTGTGCGGCGTATCTACCAGCCGCCGACCTGTCGCCACCGAAAGAGGCTTTGATGAGGTCATCCGCAGATTCCGAATCTTCTTCCTCAAAAAGTTCCAACAAGCCCTCAACGGCATCGTCCATTTCGTCAAGAGTTGGGATGGTCACGACGAAATCTCCTTGGCAAGTGCTTTTACTGCGTCTCCGTTTAGCGTCATGTCGTAGGTTTGATTTTCCTTGAGTTTGGCACCCTCAACCCGCTCAAAACCTTGAGCCTTCCAAAATCCTTCAGCGGTGTTCAACGCCTCTATGCTTATTTTACTTATTTCCATTTTTGCCGCTAGTTTGATTGCTTCTCCAAACATTGCGGTGCCAACCCCTTTTGCAACCCTCAATGAGCCAGCGGTAGGAATAACTCCGCCTCCTTGCTGGTCAACTCTGGGGTCGTATCTCATGGCACCGACTATCAGATTGCCCTTTTCAACCACAATAACGAACTGACCTTCAGGGTCGGGGTTGCGATAGTTGTATTCCCCGTAGTCCTCAAACTCAACGCTACTTCTCATAAGATTGACCGCCTCAAAAAACCATCTTTCTTGGGTGAATGGAGCAAAGTTTTTGCTTTTGCCGATTATTTTTGCGGCTCGTTCAACTGACTTTTGTAATCTTTTTGATAGTTGCGTATCTCTTTTGGTTATCTTTACCGAACGAATGGTCAAGCCTGCTTTTTTGAGCGACTGGTTTGCCTCAATGATGGATTGGGCGAGAGGGCTTTTAGC